CACGGATAAAAACGTAATTCGATATTGAGCCCGTGAACCGGTTGATAATTGCTGCACTTTATGGAGAGATAAATGCCTTCGTAGACTGTTGCACCCTTTCATGTGTTCCTTAGCGTAGTTTGGACCTGACATTCTTTTACCCAATCTTATTTAAAACATGTAATAAATGATTAGTATAGTTTCCTCTAGGCCAGCACTAGAAGATTTCATATTCAATTTGGGTTCAATCCCCTTAATCTCGCAGAGAGTTAGTATGATTTACTGTGTGCACTTACAGCAGACTTTATTTTAAATCACAAAAACTTCCATTTTAACGTTATTATACGTTTTTATGAGTTGGATTTCCGAGTTTTAGTAAACTCGCTATATTTTTCCTAACACTGACCATAACAAATCGGCTTCATTGCCACCATGACACAAACAAATCAATCAAAACTTGATGCCACTGCCTTAGCAGTTACAGTCCCAGATGACGTTGACCCATTGTATTCGTCAGATAGTAGCGATTCAAGTCTTAAAGACGAGGTCGTGTTCCTTAAAAAGAACCGAACCCCAGATTTCGTTACCATGGTTGACACGGGCGAAGTAGATCTTAATAAACTTAGCTACAAACGTGTTAAACCAATTTATGATTTGCTAGTTCCCTATTTAGCAAAAGACCCTTTCAGACAACAAGTGTTTGTGAACTTTTCACGAGTTTTTAATACATTTGTTCCAACTAGATCCGGAGTTCTTGTCCGGTCCGCTTTTTTGCAAGTTTTAGTCGACTTGCAGGAAGTAGGGAAAGATGCTGTCCCTTTAGTAGCACTTTTCTCTTCAAAGCTGTTCATTCGACCATACTTCACAGCTTTATATGTTGAGGCATTGTTCACCGCTTTAACGTCCAATCCAGTTTTTTGTGTTTACAGAAAGCTTTCTCCGTATGTCTACCCTTCAGAATTGAAATTTGTTCTGGAGTGTTTGTCCTCGCTACGTAATTTACCACTAAATGTCACTCCTGTAGTGGTGAAGTCTCGTACAGACTATATTCAGTTGCTGTCCCTTAACATGATTGTTAGGCAACTGAGTAGAATTGTGAAGGCCTGGATAGGTCGTTCCACTATGGAGCACGAATATAGAGGGCAGTGTCAAGCCATGTTGCATGGTTCCTTTATATATGATTTATTTTCCGCACTAGATGAGACAGGTCCTATAGACCTTAACATAGGACCCTTAGCCCATGTTTCATCCACAAGTGGATTTACGAAGATGCTTGAGGCACTAATGTTGACCTCGAGCGCTAATGGAATTGTTTCTGAGAACCAGGCCTTTAATATATTCTCAGATTTGACAACTAGTTTGTCACAAGTCCCAGAGATTGTTGGTAGTGTAGGTGACGCAGCTGCTGGGGGTGCCAGAGCTGTTGAGAAGATGAATAAAATGTTGGATGCAGCTCAGAACCAATTTGATGCTGCTGCTGTCACAATGAATGATGTTGCTGAGACTACTCAGCAAGTCAAACCACTTATTGAGAGGATAACTAACCTCTTAGAACCTTACCTTAAGATGCTTGAGGGGGTTGCGGACACTTTCAATTCTGTTGGAACTGCTGTTAAGTGGTTGTGGAAGATGGGAACTGAGAATGCTTATGTCCTTTTGCCCCTGGTAAGCGTTTTCTTGGCTGTGCTTTTGCGTGGTTATGTTCCAGTTACCGTAGCAAGAACCATCCTTATGGTTCTTGGCCTTATCGGTTTAACAATCTATGGTGGGGTAGCTTCAGGCTACTTTGATACTTTGATGAGGTACTTAACCACCTATTGGCTTGAGAGATCTGGATCAGAGTTTCTCGCCAATGATGAGGGTGTCGATACTGCCAGTGAAGGGGATAGGAGGAATATGGCGAGTATAGTGGATGATGAACAAATCTTCGTTGATTTTGATCAACCTTTCGTTGATCAGGGCGCTGAAGATGTGATACCTTTGTTAGCCTCACTTTATTGTGGGTTGGGTGTTGATGTTTCGAAGAAGTCTGAAATAATGGCCTCTTTGAAAGCAATTCCCTCTGTTACTAAGGGTGCTGAAATTTTCTATAATTCAATTCTTAGATTTGTGCTCTTTCTTTCTAAGAATGTATCAGCCTACTTTGGTATGGATGATGTCTGTGCTGAGGCTGTTAACTCTCAGTATAGTGATTGGATTAAAGCTGCGGATGTTTTTATATCTGCGGATAAATCTGCCACTGTTGATACTACTGAGAAAGGCGAGATGGAACTCCAATCTGTAATAGATTCAGGGGTTGTCTTAGCCCAAACTTTCCAGGACTTGGATCAAAAAGTCTTGGGAAGTTTAATGCATAAAGCCATACTTTCTTTGCAAAATGTTATGGCTAAGTTGAAGGCAACTAGGGTTACTGAACCTAGAAATAGACCAGAACCCATCTGTGTCGTTTTGGCTGGTCTGCCTGGACAAGGTAAGACCATTGCTGCCAGAATGATTGCTCATTCTTTGATCAGATATGAGCTAAGGGAATACCCAATTCAGCTTGCTGAATTTGAAGCAAACAGGTCTAGATTCATGTTTACTATGGGTAGTGAAAAATGGCAAGAGGGATACAACCCTCGAGCTATCGTTGTCCTTCATGAAGAAATGCCTTCAATTATTGAAACCACTCCTGAAGAGTCTCAGCTTATTGGTCTTTTAGACGAGATCAATGATACTTCAAAACCATTACCAATGGCTCAAGCTGAACTTAAAGGAAAAGTATTCTATAATCATAGATACTCAATAATCACCACTAATACTGACCACTTCCGAGCTCAGTTCTTGAGAAGTCAGTCTGCAATTAATCGTAGACTACACGTCGTTGTTAGGGTGAATACTAAAGGTGGAATCAGAGCCAGCGACCTTGCTGTTGATCTTGATGAAAACCTTGTCGAACTGACATTGTGTCACGTTAGGGATGATGGTTCCAACGTGATTGAGGAGACGTCGACTGTCATAAGTCTAACTGCCTTGACCCATTATTTGGCAGCTCTATCTATTTTTAGGGAAAATAAACGTCTTCAAAATGGGAGAGACCTTGACCAGATTTCTGTTCGCATGATGAAAGATTTTCAAGAGAATCTTTTCTTCGAGGCTATGGACATGTTCCATAGTGAATTTAATAGAAAACCTAGTACCCCTCAACTATTCGAATATATATCCAATAACATACCCACATTCGAAGAGATGGGATACGACATAAAGAAATTAAAATATTTTACTAAAAATGTAAAAGGGAAGGAAAAGGTATCGCATAACCAATCCAATGATATACCCTTATTATATGATACTATTAAGGAGAACCCAATTAAATTCTTGCATAACGAGATAGTGAGACAAGAACCGAGAATTAATAGAAAAGTTTTTTCCTTTTTAGGAAGACAATTTGAATTTTATTTGAGGTCCTACGATTATCTCCGCAACAACGTTGCGGGAGCGAAAATGGACTTTGGGCTTGAGGTCGGCACTGAGCTCAACTGTAAAGAGTGGGAGTACAAGATTTCCACAGTAATTTTCACAAATTACTTGTCTGCCTTTGAGGGTTTCTTGGTGAGGGTAAGGTTGGAAGAAACTCTAGCTTTGATGGTCTCATTCGGAAAATACAGGTTGAGAGGTTTTCCTGTCCCGATGTTGGAAGTGGGTCTATCACACTCAACTAAAGTTGGAGTCCCGAACAATCGGAACCATAACTTCGTTGAGTCTATTTCAACCGCGTCAATAACTGATCCTATTAGTACTGCCGCAAGGCATGTTATTAGATTTTTGAATAGGATTGGTTTTGATCTCGTAAATGGTCTTAGTTTGAGTGATGCCGCTTCTTGGTATTACTCAGACGTTGATTTTATTAGTTTTTGCTTAAGCAAAGGCTATGAAGTTGGCTCTGATGTGGGTCTGCACATTAGAGCTTTCTTTGATACAGCTCAAGAGTGTCGAAGAAAAGTGATTAGGGGTGAGTGTACTTACGTGGAAGCTGCGAAAGAACTTGCTAAAGTCACTAAACTTCACATCCAATCTGATTTTTCGGAAAGGTTGGAAGAGATTCGTTCTTATTACAGACATTGTGTCAATAAACTGTATCTTGCTGCGCAAGATGCTTACGCGTGGTTGCGAAAACATGGTAGGGCGGTTTGCGTTGCCCTCGCTGTTTCTTCCTCCTTATTGACTGTTACTGCTCTTGTCGGTAGTAATTCTCTTAGTTTTCTTTCATCAGTGAATCAAGAGTCTGACCATAAAAACGGCAAGTGGCGCAAGAGCGCAAATCGTTCAAAGACCACTCGTTGGACGGTTAACAAGAGCGGATCTGAGAAACAAGATTCCGTTCATTGGTTGGAGACTGTTGTTCCAAAAGTCACCAACAACATGTACGAGGTTGTTACCCCTGGTGGTTCCATTATGGGAATGCTAACTTTTGTACAAGATCGGAGGGCATTGTTCCCACACCATTATCTTACCACTATCACTGACATTTTAGGTGAGGTCCCTGATGACGTCATTTTCCTCAGGATACGTAAGGTTGGCTCCGATAAATTAATTGAAATTCGCGCATGTGAAATGAAAATGATTTGTGATTGGACAGGTGACAAAGACCTTGTTCTTATGGAATTTACAACTGGTGCTGTACCGCTTCATGCGGACATTCGCAAGCACTTTGTGAACCCAATCACTCAAGAGAGAAATAATCTCTCAGGCAAGTTTAGGATCACTTTTGTGAATCCAAAAAGATTCCATTCTACCAACGGTGTAGCCGTTGAGATGTCCGATGGGATTATTGAGGCAGATGCCATGATTGCCGCTAAAGTCCCCATCGCAAATGGTGAGACCAGGCTCATGTGCATTTCATATAACATACCCACTAAGAAAGGTGAGTGTGGTAGTCTCATTTTTGTAGGTGACAAGATTGCAGGTGTGCATGCTCATGGTAATGGTACCATGGGCCAATGTCCCCAAATTAATATCGTCATGTTGCATGACGCATATGAGAATCCACAAGATTCCACTGTTGCTGATGTGTCGGCTTTTGAGCCCTTTGAGTACGACACCAGCAAATTAGCACACCCTCAAGGGTACGATTTGGATGTGCATGTAGGAGACTACATAGCGCCTTGTTCCCCTCCAAGTTCTACCTTTGTAAAAAAGGATTATGTCCGTTGGAACCCTTCTGGCCCTATACAACCAACTGTGATTCCGGTCAACGCGGAGCCAGCCAATTTTCCATATGCTCGATCTAAGTATATGAAGGTTGTGGAAGAAATTGATGATGAGATTTTTGAGCTGGCTGCCGTATTCCTCGGCACTCATTATATGAATCTCCCTAATGATAATCCTGTTAAGAGGATTCTAACTCCCATTGAAGCAGTAGTGGGAGTGCCTGGATTAATTGAGGCTATGGAGCACAATTCTAGTCCTGGTTTTCCTGAAAATTCAATGAGTGGAGGGAAGAAATTGATTTATACCGTTGATCAAGACGGTAATTTCTTTCCTGGCCCTCGTTGGAACATTAAAAAGGAGAATTGCGATATGGCTGTAAAGCTGTGTTGTTTAGATAATGTCCCTGCTTTTGTTTTCGCTGACTCATTAAAGTATGAGCTACGGAAACCAAGTAAAGTCAATTCTCCTAGGATGGTTATGGGAACGAGTTTTGAACATAACTTGTTGTCAAAATCATTCTTCGGTGGGTTTTTCGCTCACCTTACTGCCACTTCTATGGTTGGTGACACGATGATGGGTGTTGACCCGCACTCACCCTCGTGGGATTACATGGAAAAACGCTTTCGTTCATTCGGAGGCAAGGAAAGAAATATGACCGGCGACTACTCATCATATGACTCTAGTGTTTCCTCAAGAACAGTGAGGAAATTGGCAAGCATAGTGAACCGCTGGTATGGTGATTCAGACGAGTCCCCAAATGGTTTGGTTAGACTAAACCTTGCGGAGGCTTGTGTCGTGGGAGTTCATAATTATGGTCCTGTGTTTGAGTTGTGGACCAGTGGATTCGCCAGTGGTTCTCTCATGACTGCTCCTTTTAATGGCATGAGGAACACCTTCCTTGAGATTTATTCTTGCATGGTCACTGCAAAACTACTCGGGAGGGACTACCTAGCAATAGGTAGGGATTTCTTCAAAAATGTATATATAAAAACGATGGGTGACGATAAGCGTGTTGCTGTAAAACCAGAATACGCGTTCCATAACAACGTCACTCATGCGAAAGTCGTTGGTGAGCACTTTAAAATGGTCTACACTAACGCAGCCAAGTCTTTAGACGTGGTTCCTTTTGATGACCCTGACGATCTCGTTTTGATCAAGAGGAAGAGTGTTTATGTTGAAGACTTAGGTTTATATGTGGGAGCACTTGATACAGAAGTGATTCTCAATATGGTATGCTGGACTCGATCTGGAGATCCAGTTACCATAATGCAACATAGGGTGGACAATGCTCGTAAGGAGCTGTGTTTTCACCCCGCAGAGGTGTGGGACCGGTTGCACCCTCTGCTTTTGGAGCAGGCCGGAAATCATTACCAGTGCGACAACTTAACCCAAAAGCAATTAAGGGCACAAGTTATGTCAAACTGGGAATATATGTAATTATAGGCATCGTGCTTAGTATCACGTTAAACTACTATTGGCCCAGCGCAAAAATGTCCACAGCAAACGAAACAGTCCCAACTGTTTCCTCCGGAACGGTAGCCGAGAGGGAAGCAGTCAATGAATCACATAACGCAACTACCAAATTCGCAGATGACACCATTGGGTACGTAGGAGAAGTAGAAGACCTTGTCTACTCAGACAAATACTCGACCCATATTACTGCCAATAGTTCACAGACCATTGTGGACTTTTTGATGAGGCCTTCAATCATCACGTCCGGGAGTTTTACGACTTCTGACACGGGCATTTTGTATATAGCAGATATAACGTCCTTAATAACGGCTAACAAAGCCAACAGAATGTCCAATATCTACACGTATCGTGCAGACTTTGAGTTAACGCTCCAAGTCAACGCAGATAGGTTTCAACAAGGTAGATACATTCTTTTCTGGTTGCCCACGGCTGGAGTTGAGTCACCCTCTTTGACTTACTCCTTGACTAACTCCGTCGCCCTTTGGCGGAACATGCACACCGTGAATTTGACCAAAATCACTCAGCTTCCTCATGTTGAGATTGATTTGGCAACCCAGACACACGTGACCCTCAGAGTCCCATATTCGTCCATTTTACCAATGTTGTCGTGGTCCACAAACACTTCATCATCTCTTCAAGGGATGGGACCTTTCGGCATTATACCGTATTCTCCCTTGAATCCTGGTTCTGGTGGTTCTTCCACTTGTGGCTATACCCTATTTGGTTCTTTACAGAACATAAAGATAGGAGCCGCTAGTGTCAACCAGTCCCTTGTCTCCACCTCGGAGGCTAAAGCGCAGAAGGTGGGTCCTGTAACTACCATCTTCTCCAAGGTAGCCAAAACGAGTGATGTTTGGGGTGATGTTCCTATGATAGGGAGCTTTGCGCGAAACGTTTCTTGGATGGCTAGGTTGGTTGCGAAATCAGCCACTATCTGGGGTTTTTCAAAACCCTTGGCCGTCGCTGCCCCCACAAGGATGGACCGTAAAACAGTCCCATTTGCTGCGGTTGGCGATGTAGCTTCGTACGCGAAGCCTTTAGGTCTCATGGCAGAGAATTCCGTCTCAGTCCCGTCCTTGCTCCCTGTTGGAGCTGATGAGATGGATTACAGTCACATAGTAAGGCATTATGCCTTTTTGTCCAGTTTTACCTGGGCAACTGCTGACTCTGCTGGAGCTGTTGTAGCCTCGATTAATGTTACGCCCCAAGGTAGCGTTAATTTCAGTAAGGGGGTCCAACATACCCCTTTGTCCTTTGTCTACAATCAGTTCTTTAGGTGGAGAGGGTCTATAAACTACAGGTTTAAAGTAGTTAAGACATCTTTCCATCGTGGTCGCTTGGCGATTGCCTACTATCCTGGTGTTTCTGGCACTACCGGTAATTTGGCAACCTCTGAGTTTGTCTTTAGGGAAATTGTTGACTTGAGTGTCACCAGCACTTTTGAGGTGTGCTGTCCCTACATGTTACCTCAACCTTGGGCCAATAATGGGTCACAAATGGGAGTTCTCCAGATCTATGTCCTTGATCCCCTAGTGGCCCCAACCACTGTTTCCACCAGTGTTACACTTCTTATGGAGGTAGCTGGTGGTCCAGATATGCAGTTCTCTGCTCCCATTGTTTGGCAAGTAGAACCATATGCTCCCTCCACGGCCCAATCTGGTGGGGAGCCATACACAGAAACTCCATGTTTTGTTCTTGGTCCCAAGAACTCTGGTATGCTGGACAATCTTAATGCTGAAACCTCTGGTGAGGTGGCTCGTTCTTTAAGGGCTACTTTGAAAAGGAATTGGCATTATGGTAAGACCAGTCTCCCTATAGGAGCTGGCGCAGCAATACAGCTTTATCCCTATGCTGTAACGCCTGTTACTCAAGGACCAACTACGGCTGGTACTTTGTTTAGGGATGTTTACAAGTCTGATTATATCAACTTGTGGTCATGTGCGTTCGCGTACTCTTATGGTTCTCTAGAATACATATTTGCTCCCCCCGGTGGTACGACCCCGTCTGGGACCCAGCAACAGTATACTCTAGAAACACGGGCTTTGGCTGGCCTGTCGACCTTAACAGCCTCCTTTTACAGTGGAGCCTATTCACTAACCGGATTTTGTACTTATAGTACCCTGGGTATTGAAGGTTCTGCTGAAATTAGGGCCCCTAACTGGAATAACGGTATCGGACGATCTGTCTGTGCCCAGTTTTGCAATGTAGGTTCTTCTACTCCAATGGTGGAACCGCAGGCAAACTGTACGAATATCCAGATTGGTGATTCCCAAACGGTAGCTCTCTACTATGTTGGGGTCGCTCGGCATGCTGGAGATGATTTTGGTCTCGGTATGTTTGTAGGGGTACCTCCAGTCGTAACATATACGGCTTCCTGACCTTGCCCAGGTCATTAATGAGGGCATGCTAGCTTAAGCTTCGGATTTTCGAGTTTTAAGTGGTGGATACGTTGATAAACGGTCTCGTGCGTGCCTTCGGGCACAATAATCCTTTATCACGGTGCTAGCGTCTAATTTTTATAATTTTAAAAACATTGATATATAACCTTCTAAATCTTAATAAAAATAAGAAAAATCACAAAATTCAAAAATATTTTGCAGTATTTAAATTTTTGTGTATGTTAAACGGGAGGGTATCCGGGCACCTAGATAGTTCGTCCTATGGGGTTTGGCTGAGATAAATGCCAGTCAGGCCCCATTTTTATTCTAATGCAAAA